TACTAATTATTTTATTTTTTACTGGCTTTTTTAGCCATGCACTTAGAATTTATTTTAAAATTTTTAGTCTTACTTTCTTTGGGTACTATACTTAAAACACATCTAGATTTACTACCATACATTGAATCACTACATCCAATTTCTTTCTTTTCTTCTAATTGTCTCTGGCGTATAGCGGCTTTTGTCTCTTTTTCATTACATCTAGACCTAAAATGTTCATATCTATCTCTAACTTCTTCATATGATATTTTTATTTTTTTACCCAACATTTTATTTACGGCGTTATGTAAATTATATACGAATCTTGAAAATGTTTCTCTGTTTTCCATTACATGAACCCCAAAGTCAGCTGCTTTAAGATTTGATTTAAAGTTATTGCGGCAATAAACACATGGCAGCGTATACTCAAATGAAGAAATGAAATTCATATAATGTTTTTTATCATGTTCTGTTGGATTAGTTGGATAATTGAAACTTGTACAATGTAAAATAAACCAAGTAGGTGGTCCAAAAACAGAACTCTGCATTCCATTACTGCTATTATAATCTTCTTTAGCAAATACACTCATTTAACAAATTATTTTATATGAAATTAAATTTTATATATCACAGTATATTATTATATATATAATATACCACAACTAATTACAATAACTATTTATAATAACTTTATTCATGGATAGTATAAATAGAGCTGCTAGATGGTTTATATCAATATTTACATGTCAAAAAGATGCCCTCGTAAAATCTGAACTAAACCATGATTTCATTCATTCATCAGTTGAACCGGCTGATGTAAACAAACCAGAAACAAACCAAGAACAAGAACTAGAACAAGACCCAGTAAAAGAACTAGAACAAGAAAAACAAAAAGAACCAGAACCAGAACCAGAACCAGAACCAGAACAAGAACCAGAACCTGAAAAGGAATTAGTAAAAGAACTAGAACAAGAAAAACAAAAAGAACCAGAACCGGAACTTGTAAAAGAACAAGAACCTGTAAAAGAACCGGAAAAGGAATTAGTAAAAGAAACAGAACCTAAAAAGGAATTAGTAAAAGAACTAGAACCAGACAATGTAAAAGAATCAGAACCTGAAAAGGAATTAGTAAAAGAATCAGAACCAGACAATGTAAAAGAACCGGAACCAGACAATGTAAAAGAATCAGAACCTAAAAAGGAATTAGTAAAAGAACTAGAACCGGGATTTGTAAAAGAATCAGAACCTGAAAAGGAATTAGTAAAAGAACAAGAACCAGAAATGAAGATACTAGAAATAGTAAAACAAATGGAAAACAAAATTGACGAAATACACAAAGAACTAGAAAAAGAACCCGTAAAAGAACCAGAACTAGGAAATAAGGGTAATAATTTTGAACTGAAATATTCAAAAACACTTACACTTGATCCGATTGATGAATTACCCCTAAAGGCTTATCATAATCCTAAATTTAATAAAAAGAAGAAGCATAAGCATCATTAATAAAAAAAATAAGTTAAGTTAAGTTAAATTAAAGTTAAGTTAAAGTTAAATTAAAGTTAAGTTAAGTTAAAGTTAAACAGATTTTATTTTTCGCCAGGCGACTGGTTGCGGTATTCTGTGTTTTACGAATACGGGTTTTATTTTTTTATAATTTGATATTAATAGATTATAGTATCTAATGAAAGTAGACTTAGAAATTCGGCATTCGGAAATTATTTTATCTTTAGTTATATGATTCAAACTTTTAACCCTATTGACTAATAAGAAGATGGCGCCTATACATTTAGTTGTAGGTCTTGAATCGTTTACTATATGAATATTTTTTTTCTCAGCTCGTTCGATTATATCAAATACAAACTGTTTATATTTATCAGGAATTTCTAATGCCGGAAAGTATTGGTCTAAATAATCTTTCAATGGCCTTAGAATTGTAGGTATATTAATTATACCATCTTCATTTAATTCTTGAATCGTTCTATCCCCTTGTGATAAAAAACGTTCCTCTATCTCCATTATACTGGCTATTTCTCTAGGTGTTTTTGTGATGTTATTCATGACACATGCGTAAAACAAACAAGCCCCTAATACACCTTTTTTACCATTTCCACGATATACATAATTATGATCCTTTATTTTACTAAATATGTCTATTGCTAATTTTATTACATTTTTAGGTATTTTTTTGCCTTCGTATTGGTAGTTGTAATTATATAAATCCTTTCTATTATTGTTTCGCCTGAATGATGAATAGTTAGCGCATGTTTTTAGAAAACTGCGTTGATAACAGTAGCTATTTTTTCCGATAAAATTGAATGACATAAATGAGTTACTCGACACATTATGGTCCTTTTCGGTGGCAAAACTGAATTTATTATCATCATCAATAATAGGAGTTTCTAATCCGCAATTTGAACAATAAACGTAACCGTCGCTAGCAGTGCATTCTATATTACATTTAGAACATGTCGTGTATTTAACTATTTTCTCATTACCAAGATCCATTCTAATTTCTAAATCGACTATAGCAATATTTGAATCTAAAATACTTCGAATATCTTTATATTTAGAATCATCCATATCATCCGAAATATCTTTTAGAAGAGACAGCCATTGGTCTGATTCTATATCATCTTCAGTTTCTTTTAAACTTGGAAATGAATTTTCATTTAAATTTAAGGCAGAATCCGCAGATGATAAAGCAATCATTGAGAATATAAAGGGTATACAATTTTCATTTTTAATATTTAAGGCATAATACAAAAATGCAAACAACCACAAAAAATAAATTATATATTTATATCTTTGTTTTTTCTAAGCTTTTTGCAATATCATCTTCAGATTTTTCCTTATTTTGAATAGATGCAAATCTGGGTAAATACATAGATAATACATATGTATTATTAGCATATCTGTTAGCATATTCATCAAATGGTCTAAATGAATTCTCGAACGCGGCTTCTATAGCTTTATGGTCATGCATGCCATTCGATTTGGTCTTAAATTCATTATTACACAACGTAAACATACGAGATGCGTCTGTATTATATGGACTAGCGTTATTCGGAACATCAAGTAATAAAATAATGCTGTTAATTACATTGGAAAAACTATAAGTAGGGGACCATGCTTTAATGTCATTTAATATATCTACACATACACTTCCAGAAATTGAAATATTTGGATGAAAGATTTTTGTAATAAATTTAACACGAGGCGGGGTAAATGGAAAAATCACTGTTGGTGGATTGTCGCATTTTGCCTTAAATTCGAGAATATGAGTCTGGTTTTTATAATGCCCGCCGGAAGGCGTAAACATAATATAAAAAAGGTCTAATTTTGACTCGTCTTCTGCTATTATTTTGAATGTATCTTCCGTAGATTCAGTAGACTGTGTATATTTTTTCATAATAGTACCGGGCCATTTTTTAACAAGATTTGGGTTAATCGACATCTTTGCTCAATAAAAATTGCTTTTAGTTTAATAACTTTAATAACTCAATTTAATATTTTCAATTTTTAAATTAGTATATATATATATATAAATGAATTTGGTTAATAAAGCAGAATTAGAACAATTACTTTTTAATTCAAAGCGGCAATTAGATGAAACTCATAAAACATATAAATTAGGAAACCAATATAATTATTATGTAGGAGTAATCGAAAAGGCCCTGAAAGAAATTAAAAATAATTTATCGGTATATGAATTGAAAGACATTTACACAAATTTAGAAAAAATAAACAAACTAATATTAAATGTAGTTAATACAAATAAAGTTGAATATATACTCATTAACGACTGTCCTGATAAAAATAAAGATATTAATGATCAATTACTCAGTACTAAGGATAAACTAAAACAAAAAAAACAAGAAATAGAAGCAACTAAAAAAGAGTTAGCAAAACAAATCGATGATGTGAAAAAATTAACCATAAATTTAGAAAGTGAAAAAAAAGAAAAAACACTTCTAAAAGCAAAATTAGATGAAACAAATGTGAGAGTTCAACAAATTGATGATGAATTAAAACAAGCCAACGAAAAAATTAAACAACAGGAGGAAGAAAAAAAATTAGTAGATGCTGAAATAATACAACTAAGACTCGAAAATGAAAAACTACAAGAATCAAAGAAAACCCTAGATGCCGAAAAAGTACTAATACTTGCACGATTGGAAAAATCAAACAAACAACGTGATGAGATCATAGCAAGTTTGAAGACTAAAAATTCGGAAATTTTAGCATTAAAAAAAGAAAACCGAATATTAAATGAAAAAACTAGAGGATTTGAAAAACGATTCAAACGGCAATTAAATGATTTTACAAGGCAAATCGAAGAAAAAAAAGAAGAAACTGAATCATTAAAACAAAAAATCAATGATATTGTACATAGAGCTTTAAAACAAAATAACGTCAAACACGAAGAAGAAGTACAACAATTAAACCAATCAATTGCAAATAATCAAGCCGAAATTAGCCGAATCCAAGAACAATTAGAAGACAAAATCCAACTAATAGAACAAAAGATATTAATAGACAAAGAATTTGCAGAACGAACTAATAAAGCTGCATACAACATAAGAGAATTTACAGTTATAATTCACGAACAAAAAACAGAAATAGAAGAATTAGAACGTACTCTGGCAACAAAAGATGAAGAAAACAAAAAACTTGTTCAAATACAGAATTCCTCCAATACTCAAGACTTACAAAAGGCAAACGAATTACTTGAAAAAGGTAAAGCTGAAATTATACTACTCGAACAACTATTAGAAGCCAAACAAGCTGAAAACGAAGCCCAATTCGATGAATTAGAAAAATATAATAAAGTAATGGAAATATTTGAAACAATGAAAAAATCCACAGTAAATTTTAAAGACATTTTATCGGAACTAGATAAGATTACGACAAAATTGGATGATAATGACCCGTTAAAACGATTTTATAATTCATTAAAACCAATAGTTTCCGACCGAGATGCTAAAATAGAAAGATTAACTAATCAACTAAAAACAACTAATGAGAATTTTTTAGAAATCGGCAAAGAATATGATAAAAAAAAAGAAGAAATACGATCATTAACCGACAGTTATGATAGATTAAGCGCCAGTAATGATAGTAGAGCAGACGCATATGAAGCTGAAATTATACTACTCCAACAACAATTAGAAGCCAAACAAGCTGAAAACACAGCCCAAAGAGAAGAATTAGAACAATTAAAACAAAACAAAAATGCTAGTATAGGTATTAATATGACCCTAGAACAAAAAAAAAAATTTGTCAAAGACTTCTTTAATGAGCATCCAGACGAAAAAGAACAATTAACTCAATTATTCGGTAATTTAATATCAGCAGAAGAACAACAAATTGCAAAACAAAAATCTGACCAAATTATTCAAGCAACCAAACAACTAATACTTTCAAAACAAGAACAAGTAGACAGATTAAATGCAGAGATAAAAATGTTAAGTGAAAGAAAAGATGAATTAAAAAAAGAAGTTGGAAAAGAATATAGAAGAGAAATACGGGCGCTAGCCGAATTCAGATCGCGTCTTAACAAAGAACGGGAAAAACAACAAAAATTAAATGTGATGCCAGAAATACAAGAATCAGAAGACCAACATATTATATCGGACGACAGAATTAGTTCAATGGAACAAGCTTTGGAAACTAAAAATAACGAATTAAAACTCCTTGAGACAGACGTATTAGAATTAAAGAAAGAAAAGAGCAAATTACAGGAGGTAATAGATGCTTTATTATTAACGAATTCTAATATGTATGATGAAATGACCCGATTGATTGATGAACCGACGAAAAGGCCTACTACACCGAGTATTACAGAAACTAGTGTAAATAAAAATGGGGCAAGGTGGACGGATTTAATGGGAAGAATTACTAAACAGATCTCTGACCTTGGATATGAAATAAAACAAGGTAAGGAGATTGTGGATAGAATTAAAAAAAAAATAGACACTACCCAATCTGATTTTAATGAATCAAGAGATGAAGAACAAAAATTGAAAACCCAAAACGAACAGCTTCAAAGATCATTAGCTGAAATACTACAAAAAAATGAAGAATTTAAGAAACAGGCCGAAATTAATGCCAAACAATTCGCAGAGTTACAAGAATTAAACAACCGATTACAAATTGAAGGAGTCCGGAAAACCGAAGAAATATTGCAACTAAGTAGAGAAAACAATTCAATTGAACTGCAACTATTGGATCTAAAGGAAAAAAATGCTAAAATAGAAGAACTAACATTAAAATTAGAACAAGAACAATTAGAATTGCGTAATGAACTCGATTATAAAACTGATGAAATGAATACATTAAAATTAAACATAGAAAAACGCATAGCTGATCTTGCAGAAGAATCTAAGGGATTATCCCTTCGAATAAACAAGATTAGTGATATGGTACAAATGGCACGGCAACAAATAATCGGTACTAAACAAACTACTGATGTATTAAAAAACAGTGAAATTGAAGATATTTTAAACAAAATTGTAGAAAAATATAATGAATTAAATGATAACAAACAAGATGATAACGTATTGGAACCTCAATTGGAAATGTACGTGATCGGCGAAGAATCAGGAAAAATAATAGAAAATATAAATAAACAACAGAGTGATCTAGAAGACAAAAATAAAGAACTGACCCAAACCGTAGAACAATTAAAAGAATTAATGGAAAATAAAGGAATTGTTATGCGTATATCTGATGCAACAGAACTAGATGAAACGAACTTAGAATTAAAAAATAGAGAACTCATAAGTGAAAATGAATCGTTACAAAAATTCAGGAAAATATTAGACAAAATAACTGAAGAGCGTATCCAAGTCATACCAATAATTCAACATAAAATAAATTTTATAGAAACCAGTGTTAATAGTTATAGACAATTAACCAAAGAAAATAGTAAATTAGAGGCATTATTAAAAGAAAAAGAAGAAAAAATATTGCATATTGAATCTGAAAAACAAGATATATTGAAATCGAATTCTGAATTAACTGAAAAATTAACACAACAAACAAAAATGTTAGAACAATTTGGATTAATTGATAATAATGAAGAAGGATGTCAAATAACAGAATTATTAAAAATACTAGACAATTTGGAAAATAGCTCTACATATATCAATTATTATAAAGATGCTGGAACAATTAAAGAATTTACAGCAGACGACCATACTACTTTTGCATATATTAGTCAAATAATAAAATACTGCGTTAAACCGTATAAAGAATTATTAATTTCCATGGCACTCGATAATATAAAAAGAGGTGATTTATCAGCATTATTATTAAATTTATTAAATCATTCTTGCAATAGTAGTGGCGACACATCGTCATTTCGGGAGAGTCTTTCTCTAAGCCCATATGGCGCGTTATTTCAAGCTATTGTTTCCATATTGCAAAGGAGAATGACTGATCAAGTTCGTTTATATAGAATAAATCTTACTTTGCATAAACATTGCGCGCATATACCTATATATGATTTCAAACATGATGAATTTTATGATCTTGAAGGGATATTACAAGGATACAAAACTTGTGATGAATTAAAAAAAATTATTACCTTTTTATATACATGTTCAGGATATTTTTATAACGGTAAATTTGAATCATTAGACATTGATGAGGTACAAACACTTAGATATATTATTTGTATAATTTTTATGTGTATTGATCAATCCTATAATAATAATTTTGCATATAGACAATTTCTACATATGCGTATAAAAAATAAATTGGGATTTATCGAATATATCCTTATTGATTATATGAAAAAAGAAGAAGGCAAAAAAGAAGAAGAAATAATAGAATCGATTTTCAATCATATATTCGATATTAACAAAATGAAAAAGAGCACGTTTCTAACAAAACTAAATCAAATACTAATAGCCATATGCCATAATATATTGAAAAAAGAATTTACCCCTGACAGTGATGAAAATTTCTATAAAAAATATGAACAAGAAGATATCCGTCGAAAGCAAGCTGATGAAACATTTATAGACGATTTTATCTCAAATAATTACCCAACTTTTAATAATGATCAAATTGACCTATTAAAATTTTACATAAGGCCATATTTAGAAAACATGCCAGAAGATTTAACTAATTCCATATTATTTACTAATGATACTGAAACTTCTAAACTAAAAGACTATTTAGACAAAATCCCAAGAATTAATAAAATAATTCAAGAACAGCAACAGCTACAACAAGAACAGCAACAAGAACAACAACAGCAACAGCTACAACAACAACAGCAACAGCCACCAGGACCTATTACTCGATTTGTTAATAATAATTATCCTAATGTAAAACAACCAAAAAAAGGAGAAATCATTGAATTTATAAAAAAATTTTTAACTGAAAAAAAAATAAATAAGGATAAACGAGCTAGTTGGCTTGGCCAAACAGGTAATATAAACATGTTACGAGTAAATATAAATAACGAATTTAAAATTAATCATAATACCAAGCCGCAAACCCTCCAAACTAGAAAATATTTCGGTGGTTTAATAGTAGGTGGCGTTGTTATTAGTGAATATTGGATTTCTATAACTTTGGTATTATGCATTTTATGTATGCTATATATTATATATTATTTATATACAAAAAAGAACACTTCATATGTTTGTGATAAGCCGCGTCAAATATATGATTTTTCGTATTAAATTATGAATATTATAATAAAATATGTTAAATAAGAGATAATGTTTAACTTTTCATTAGCATTATTGATTATATGTATTTGGTATTGGTATATGATTTTTTGTATACCCAAATTAGTTCAGATTCCATATGCAGATGCGAATTTTAAAACTGGTGATTTGATTTTATTTCACGCGTATGATAATATAAATCCTGTGTTTATAGGGTCATTCTGGGGGCATATTGGTATAGTTTATAAGGATCCGGATGATGCAAATGCCAAACCCCTATTATTTGAAGCTGCTAGAACTACCTATATGAAAAATTGTCCTAGTTATAATAAGCATGGTATTATGATAACTGATTTAAAAACCCGTTTAGAAAAATACCCAGGTATGATAGCGTGTAAATCACTAAATAGACCAATATTATCAGAAATAATTAGGGGATTTACTGAATTGATGAAATATGCAAAGGAAAATATGCATTATAATGATAGTGTAATTTATAATGGCATAAAAAAGAAAATAGGAGACCCACTAAATCACGGAACGAACTGCGGGGAATTAGTCACTTTAAGCCTAATTAAATTAGGATTAATACCAGCTGATACTCTTAATCAAAAAATTGGGCATCATTTATTGTATAACGTAAAATTAACAGAATTGCAAAACAATTACTATCACGAACCTGTGGAAATAACATTTAATCCATTCTGAAAATTGAAATAGTGTATTAATATATATTAAAAATATAAAATATGAAACACTTTTGTGACAATTGTAATAATCTTTTAGAAGTTAATACATCTAATGATGAACTTACTTTCAAGTGCAGAACCTGTTATGCAACATATAAATCGGAACCCGATGATTCACTAAGATATGAAGAAACTCAGAGTGGTAATCTATTCCTTTTTCAGACTATTTTGAATAAGGCCATGAATGACCCAGTAAATATAAAGGCCCATGTTACATGTCCAAAATGTAAGCATAATATAGCAAAAAGAGTTCGATTAGGAACTGAATTGCGATTAATTAATATATGCGAAAAATGCGGGTTTCAATGGATAGAAATGAATTAAACAACCCTCTATTTACCCATCCCCATCTACCTACTTACGCCTCTCCCGCACCTCACCCCTCCCTCATAAAAACCCAAAACTTATTTTTTTTTAATCATTTATAGCATCAACTGTAAATGTAAGGTCGCCGCCAATATTTTGTTGATAATTCCATGTTTGTATTATCCTATTTTTTAAAAAATCCTTTAAATCAGGTAAATGCGTAATCAAAAATATTGTTCCATTGAAGCATGTAAGCATATTGAAAATTTTTTTGACTGTATCCAAGTCGATATTTCTCTCCGGTTCATCTAGTAATAAAATCTTTGTTTTTAATTTCAATGCTTTCCATATTTGCGAGGCCAATACGATACTCTGAGTTTCGCCCGGAGATAGCCCTCGTTCATCATTACTAATGGGTAGCATAATATCAATAGGGATTTTATGCGACATATCAAAATCACAAAGAAAGCAATATATTTCATTATAACTACCACCAGGAAATAATTCACTTAATGATAATGTAATTGTATTTTTTTTATTTGCCTTATAATCATCACAAATGCATTGTCGAACATAAATTCGATTATTCATTAAATCCCTGAATTCATTAGAAAGTATAGTTGTTTTATTTATAATTATTTTGTTTGATATTTTTTCATCATATAAGCCCGCAATAATATCCATGGTTAGTGTTTTTCCGGATCCCTTTTTTCCATTAAATAATATTATTCCTTTCATTAAACGAATTTGAATTATACCTGCATATTTAAGTGATATCGTATTAGTTATTTTTTTATTAATATCATAGATATCGATTGTACTAATATCGTCAATAATACCACAATCAGTTCTAAAGTTATCATTTAAAACCGATTGAATCATTACAAAAGAACTAGCTACACGCCCTTCGGCTAAATTTTTCACTCCGTCCATATCGTTGATAAAATTTAGAAACGATATAATACGATAATTATTTATTATCAGAAATACGACTAATTTAACTTTATTCTGATATAGTAAAACAAACGCTAATAATAAAATAATAACGGTTTTTAACATATCAATAATAGCCATCGATTTTTTATTTATTATTTCCCGTTTATGCCATATTTCGGATTCTTTCATAAATCCGTGTATAGGATTATATTGGGATTGCATAAATAGTTTCGAATACGAAGGCGAAAATATAATATCACCTCTATTAACATATTGATTTGAAATAATCATATTTACATCAATAATTTTACTACTCATATCTTTGTCATATTGTGTTAATTTTTTATTTAATTTTGTTTTGAATCCGTATAATACAATACTTGCAATAAGTATATATAAACCAAGGTATAAATCAGTCATACATGTAATTATCATCATAATAAATATATCAATACACGATTGTATTGTATCTGATAACATATACGACATATTTTCATATGCTGCAAATAATTGAGTTAAAGACTCTTTTTGAGCATAACTTGGATTTTTATTTTTCCATTCGTATGATGATTTAATATATAACATATCAACAAAACTACATATTCTTTCAGATATTTTAAGTTTTTCGCTAGCAATTATATCGTCAAAAACAAAGGTGGCAATTGGACTTAATATTTGGCATATTCCTGTTATTAATAAATTATATATAACTGACAAATCCAATGTATTAATTAAAATTATCTGATTAATGTAATACGATGATATAAATTGAAGTATCATTACTATAAAAGTTTTGCATAGATTGGCCTTTATATTGTATAAATTGTAAATGCCAAATAAATATATACCCCAGAAATTACCAAATAGATCCGTCAAATACTTATAACGACTAATAAAATCGCGCATGATGAAATATATAACTAATATACTTTAAAGAGTTTATACAAAAAAATAAAAGGAAAAATAAAGCTATATTGCAACTTTCACAAATATAGGCAAATGGTCTGATGTATTCGTAGGTATATTGCATGCTTGTATTTTACGAAGTATTGAATTTGTATATATAAAATCTATTCTTACAGGTGGGTTTATTATATTTTCTTTCCTAATTACATCGCATGTATTCATTGGGTATTTTATATTACATTTATATTTTTTTCGTACTATGTCTATAAAATTATTATTATGTAAATAACTACTTATTTGCCATTTAACAGCACATGGAACTATATTATTTTTAACGGCTTTTTCATTCCAATCCAAGTGCGATGGTTCATTAAAATCACCCAATATAAATGTATTGGTATTGGTATGTTTCATTATATCTTGTAAAACCGGTAATTTATCAACTGATGATAATTTAGAAGCCTTTATTGGCGTTAAATTTGGCGGCGTATTGTTATAAGGGATATTATGTAAAGAATAATATGCACATGGTTCATCATTTAAGTGTAAATTAAATATTCTAAATATTTCGCCATCAATCTTTATTTCTATACCACAATATAATTTTTTATTGAATGTTTTTATTATAGGGTATTTTGACGCTATCGCCAACTCATTTTTTTTAGATTCATAATAATGATAATTTAGTTCATTGCTGATATTGCGTGCGGTTGTTTTCTTAGTATGTGTATTTCTAAACGCTATTTCTTGAAACGCTATTATATCAGGATCGTACTTTTTTATAAATTTAATATATTTATTTATGAATTTATTATAATATTTGCTATCCTTTGCATATTTAATACCATTTGCTGTTAATTCTCCACCATATTCTAAATTAATACTGATTAATGATAATATTGTCATATATTAATATAATTATGTTAATATTACAAAATTCAAAAAAATACATATAATATAATTAATATGGTATAATCATCTCATTAACTTCCCATATCTCTGCTATATTACTACTTATTAAACGCCTGATTGACAATGGACATCTTTTCATTCTAATCTCCATTTCTGCCATAATTATAGGATTTGTTTCATCTTTTATATCAACAAATATAGGACTTCCGTTTTCAATTTGCTTTGCTCTATTTGAGACTACATCGGTAAATTCGAATTTTGTAATAACTTCCGATGTTCTCCTATGCACATTAGGTACAATAATAATCTCATTATGCATTTCATTTTCGTATTTTTCCGGGTCAAAAACACGGAATTGAATATTATCATTAAAGTCTTTAAAATTATTGTCGTCAAAAAACTCATCTTCTTCGGCATCAAATTCTAATTCATTTTCATCGTCTTCGTTTTCTTCGTCGATATCATCATTTTCGCCATCGGAAATTTCATTAGTATTCTGCTTACTTTTATTATCTTTTTCATCCGTTTTTACGATAACATCTTTTTGTTTATCTTTTTTTACACTAACATCCTTCCTTTCTTCTGGTTTTACGATAACATCTTTTTGTTTATCTTTTTGTTTTTTATTGGATGAATTCTTGTCTTTCGGCATTATAGTTTAATCCTAAATATATACGTATATCATTATTCATTTTTTGTTTTAAATGTAATTTAATTAGGTATTATTAGGTGGTCTTATTGAAATGCAAAATGCGTATTATACAAACTACGCGGGATTATACGAAGCGAATTCACAATGCATTAAAAAACATAACATTACCCGATAGAACAAGAATATTTTTATCGTCTATATGGGTATGGGTTTATGTAATGTTTTATATTACAAAAGTAATAAATAAAGTTCTTGGATTTATATTAGTATACACGCCAGACTCATTAATAATACATAACCCATATAGATTAAAAGAAAGCAATGACCAAATTAGGCCAAAAATAATAAGCGCTAAAATTATAACAGAGAATAATGAAATTATTACGAATAAAATTCAAACTATTGTTGACCGAATTTGGGACCATGAAATAGATGATTTAAACAACAATAGTTCGAATAAAAATAACTCGGACAATACAGATTACGACAATACGCATAAAGGAGGAATTAATGTAAAGGATATCGTAAGCATATATCCAACACTATCATCAGCGATTATATGGATTGCTTATTTATTCGAAGCCGAAAAGAAAATTAATAAATTAAGTGATGAAGAACTTGGTAAAAAAATAAAACATCTGATTATTAATTTTGGTGATAGAATAATATATAGAAACGAAATAGATAAACCCGAAACAATAATAGCCGGTGAAGTGCGATTTTAGATAATATGAATAAAACAATATTTTTTTGATTATTATATTATAATATAATTTTTAAATAATGTATAGAGCAAGTTATCCATGCGATCTTATGGTTCTTTCCGATGAAAAACAATTAAATGAATGTACTAACTCAATCAAATATAAAAGATACCATGCATTAACTTATGCTATAGGGTTTTTTTCGATTGGTGTATTTTTGATAATAATGATATTTATGATTTTTTCATCGTATATCAATATAAAACCTCAATATAAATGGTTAATAGGTATAATATTAGTAGCCGCTCTAACATATGCCGGTTATACAATGGGGTATAATTCAGCAGATGGTTCTGACCTTAAACTTCAGTATGGTATGGATATTGCTACTTTAAAAGAGAGAGATTCCAAATTTAAATCAAGAGAAGATAATTTGAATGATTTGATACAAGATAGAAAACGAGAGAAAGAATTATATGAAGCGGTTAGTTATCGAAGGGATAATGAGTTTAGAGTAGGCGTCCCGAACACAAATTTTAATGTAAGATTTTAGGTTTCTCTCTTGAATAATTAAAATGAGTAATATATATTAAACTAAATCATGTTAAGCAAGAAAGAATATGAGAATATAATTATTAAGAATGATAAATTCTCTGAAGATACTCAGATAGCACTCGGGTTAGTAAAAAAATATGTAATAGCTAACAATTTAATAATAGTAGGCGGTATGGCTATAGATTTTGCATTAAGACTCAAGGGGTCTAAATTATACGAAGATGATGTCCAGCCTGATTATGATTTTTATTCGCCGAAACATCATATAGATGCATATCACATTGCAGAAACTCTAAATGCGTCCGGATTAAAGAATATATCCGTCATTAATGCTAATCACACGTCAACGATGAGAGTCAGAGTTAATTATACAGTAGTTGCTGATGTTACATATATACCGTTAATAATATTCGACAAATTGCCGACATTATTATATAGAGATATACGATTCATACATCCTCATTATCAATTAATAGACCAACATAGGGCATTGTCATTACCATTTGAAAACCCCCCATGGGAAGTTATCATTCATCGATGGAAAAAAGATGCAACTAGATATGATATGTTGTATAAATATTATCCATTGGAAATGAGAGAACCGCTTGAATCGGCTAAACTAAGCGAAAAACATAAACATATAGCCCTTAAACCAAGTATTAAAATATCTTCTATGTTATTTAAAAATCAATGTATAGGTGGGTTTGCTGGGCTTTTATATTGGCAAAATATAGCTAAATCATATGGGTTTAAATCACAAATAGAAAAAATAGGTGAAATTGAAATTGATCCCGGTGGAATGGTTGTTCAAATACCAAATGATTCACATGGAGTTAGTATTTATAGTAATGATATTAACAAATTACACAAAACATTGGTTTCTGAATTATCTATCAAAAAAGAAAGGTTGTATAATAGATTTTTAGACAAATTGCCATATAAAACAATATTAGATAATACATGGGAATTATTTGATAATAATGGCTATATGATAAGTGCCCATAAAATAGAAAATTCTCTATATATGGCCAATCTACAGAATATAATGTTATATATGTTAACTAATCTTATTTTATTACAGAACATTAATGATGAAACTAGAGGATATTCGTTTTATAAGGGTTATAAAATAGCATTCGAAATAGTAAAATGGGCCGGTGAAAATTATGAAAAAACAAAAAAAAGTAAATATATTAATTTTTTACCTTCTATTGAAGTATACGGCGAAACTGAAATAAGTGATTCATATTTAAATGCGAAACGTTTATTTATGGAGAAAATAATGGACCGACCTAAACAACAGCTACAGCCTATGATAGTATTTCCTGAAACGTTTGTTAATAGTAAAATACCATCGAAATATTATGAATTTAAAGCACACAAATCCATTTTATTGCAATTTGATGGACAAGAAACAGATAAATATATAGACAGAATTGAGATTTAAATTATTTTTTATAAACTTTATTCGATATAATATATTTTTTAGAAAACATAATGGGCGGCCTCGAACTTGGTATTTCAGTATTATTTATAATTGCATTCGTTTATCTTATAGCAATTTCTTCCATGGGGGTCGAATGCTATAACGAAAATCCTGCATTTGCTAAAACTAAAGATAGAAATAAAGGATTTCTAGATTGGAGCGTGGGAATTACGGTTTTTTTCCTCGTTTTATCCCTAGCATTTTTTGGATTTAATGTTTATTCTATGGTAAAGAAAGCTTAAAGCATCATTGAGTGAAAAAAAAAATAATATTTTTTTTTGTTATTATGATATTATCGTCTTAAACTGCGAAATAATCTAGACTGGGAAACCTACTATTAATTCCACTTCTATATAAGGCATATTGATTAGGATTGGTCAATTCTAACACTTTTCGAA